AAAAATGTTGTATTGGGGTATTCCGTCGGAACAAATGCAGCACAAATAGAAATAATGGATGGAGATAAATTCCGAATATTTCTTCGGACTGCGGCAGCCTTCAAGGGCAAGGTCAAGGCGATGATAACCAGAACCCCCATGAATGCTACTTCCTACGAACCCTACAAGCCAGCCCAGACGTTCATCGTTCCAACACCAAACGGACTGCCTGGGATCCCCGTATCCTCCGGCGGCAATTATACGGACGAGAAAGGTCAGCAGTGGGTAGCGGACGAGATTGACCTTGCGAATGGCGAGATGGTGCAGCGGATTGGCAAAACTGTGGTGGATGGGGAAAAGGTGAAGTTTGTTGCTAGTTCAAATTCTGTTTATTGGAATCTGCCATTCAAAACATCACCGGGAATCATCTCGGGATCCCCATGTACATCAAGGTATTTTGCGGATGGAAAATTTTGGGCAAATAATTCGTATGATTTCGTTTGGACAACACCGGGAAAAATGAAACCGTATTTTGACACATCAGAGGAATTAAACGCTTTCTGCGTGCAGAAAAATTCCGAAGGAAATCCGCTTACAATCTACTATTGCATAGAAACTCCAATCCGCACACCGCTCTCGCCAGAAACAATCGCCGCTTATAAGGCATTGCGAACCTACAGCCCAACAACGACCGTGATAAACGATGCTGGCGCGGGAATGAGCGTGGGATACGCAAAGATGAAATAAGGGTACGCCATAAAATGCGGGAGGTGGTAGAATGGAACTGGATACGAAAGTTGGGGACGTGGAGATTAAGCTCGATACGTCCCGCATAGACGATAATCTGCTGGAAGCCCAGAAGCTTTTGAATATGCAGGTAGTGGCGGACAGCGCCCCCTTCGTTCCATTCCGGCAGGGTGCACTAAGAAACAGTATAAGATATCCAGACGGGGTATACGGCGGCATCGTTGAGTATGACACGCCATATGCTCATTATTTGTACAAGGGCGTTGTGTACGGTCCGAATATCCCGCTTAAAGACGCAGAGGGGAACATCATAGGGTGGACATCCCCTCCCAGCAAAAGCCCGACGCAGAGACGGATTAAATATCACGAGCCGGGAACAACGTCTGAATGGTTCGAGGAAGCCAAAAGGCGGCATAAAGACGACTGGCTGAATCTTGTGAGAAAAACGGTGGGGAAAGAGTGATGCTGAGACCAGAGTATTTTGAAGGGAAAGCTGACCGGATATTAGAACTCTATGAACGGCTGGAAAACTTTATCCTGCGGGATATCGCCAGAAGGATTTTAAAATCCGGGAAAATCACAGCCACGGCGGACAGACTGTTGTACAGGCTGGAGCAGTTGGGGGAAAGCCGGGATGAGATACAGCGGCGTATCATGGAACTGACAGACCTGAGCGAAAAAGAACTGCGGAAGCTCCTGCGTGGTGCCGTGCTGACATCGTGGGAAGATGATGCGGTTACACTGTCAGAAATGGGTATCGTGGCGCAGTCTCCGCTTGAAAATGCACGATACATGGCTGTTATCGAAGCAGAGTACATAAAAAGCCGAGCGGAGTTGAAGAACCTAACAAGGACGACGCTGGAGCAAAGCCAGAAAGACCTTGTGGCGCTGCTCGACGAAGCCGATGTAAGGGTGGCAAGCGGAGTGCAAAGCTATCCCGCAGCCATAGCGGATGTGCTGGATGCGTATGCGGGACGCGGCGTTATGGTAGATTATCCGACAGGGACGCGGCGGACGCTGGAAGCGGCAGTACGATGCTGTGTAGTGACGTCGATGAATCAGACGGCGGCGCAGCTGACAAATAGATATATCGTGGACAGCGGGACAGAGTATGTGTTGACCTCTGCGCACCTCGGGGCAAGAGTAAGGCGCGACGGGCAGCCCTTGCTTGCAGGTCATGACGAATGGCAGGGGCGGGTCTTTAAAATTGACGGAAGCGAGCCGGGATATCCGAACCTACTGGAATCGACTGGGTATGACATTGATCTAACCACGGGAGAAGGCAGGGTTGTGGATATGAGAGGGCTGCATGGCTATAACTGTCGTCACGGGCATATGCTGTTTGGCAAGCGGATGAGGAATCCGTGGAGGGACGCAGAAGGGAATCTGCTGGATGGAAGCGGGAATAAAATTACCGACGCTGAGAATCTAAAACGGTATGAGGACAGCCAGAAGCAGCGATCTATGGAGCGCGGAATCCGAAAGACGAAACGACAGCTGATAGTAAAACAGGAAGAGCTTGCATGGTCGTCCGGCGCGGATCGGGAAAAGCTTCAGCGGGAATATGACAAGCTGGCTTACAGATTGCAGGGACAGAACAGGGCTTACAATCAATATTGCGAAGAGCATGGATTGCAGCCGCAGTATGATCGGAATACATTGGCGGGATTTGGATACCCGCAGCAAAAGGCAGCGAATAAAGGGGCAAAAAGATATGCGGAGAATGGAAGTGTATAAAAGCGATGGGTGAAATGATGAACCGATTTGAATATTACAATCCAAACCCCTCAAAAGGGCAAAGAGTAGGGGATTGCACTGTGCGCGCATTGTGCAAGGCTTTAGGGCAAGATTGGGATACAGTTTATGTTGGGTTATCCGTGTATGGGTTTTCGTTGTCTGACATGCCAAGTGCTAATAGAGTCTGGGGTGCGTATCTGCGCGAGAACGGATTCCGCCGGTATATCGTAGACGACCACGGACAGCATGTTTACACGGTAGATGATTTTTGCCGAGACCATCCAGCAGGGACGTATGTGCTCGGGATAGACGGCCATGTGGTGTGCGTCAAAGATGGACATTACTGGGACACATGGGACAGCGGTCAGGAGATACCGATATACTACTGGGAGAAATAAGGAGATAGGCACTATGGAAACGATACAGGCTATTCTTGCTGTGTGCGGCGGCATTTCGGTGATAGGGGGCGCTGTGGCTGTGATACATAAATGGATATCCCCCGCGATTAAGCTCACCACGCGGGTAAAAGTCCTTGAAGAGCATGACAAGCGAGGCTTTGAAACGATGCATGAGATTAGGGAGCGGGACAGCCTAATCATGGAGACATTGGTAACGATGCTTAACAGCCAGATATCAGGGAACAATGTTGAGCAGTTAAAAGAAACGAGGGGAAAGCTTATATCTTATCTGGCGCGGACGCAATAAGGGGAGTAATCTTGAAGGTATACGATTTTACAGTGTTTGAATTGGATTTTTTTCGCAAATACTGCAATTTTACACCTGAGGAACGGCGGCTTTTTGAATTACGGGCGCAGAATATTCCGCTGGAAAGATGTGCGGAGATGATGAACGTGAGTGTGTCCACCGTGAAAAGAATGAGCCAGCGAATAAACAAAAAGATAATACGGGTATGTTGATTTGATACTTTTGTAAGCCTTTGATGGACTGTCAGAGGCTTATTTTTTATGCCATAATTTAGGTATAGAAAGTCATTGAATTAGTCATAGGAGGCGCAGGCATGGCATTACCATATCAAGGATACGGCTATAACCCGTATCAGTATGGACAAGTAAATCCGCTACAGCCGCAGATGGACAGGCTGGCGCAGATGCAGGCTCAGTATCAGCAGCCACAGCAGATGCAGCAGGTAAATCAGGGGATCCTGTGGGTGCAGGGCGAGGCTGGAGCTAAATCTTATCTTGTCGCTCCAAATACAAGCGTCCTTTTGATGGACTCCGAAAACTCTAATTTTTATATAAAGACTACCGATGTCGCCGGGATGCCGACGCTCCGCACCTTTGCTTACAAAGAGGTCACGGTGGGCGCGAAAGAGCCACAGAAACAGGAGGAAGTGAACTTAGACGATAAATACGTTACTCGGAAAGAATACGACGATTTGAGAAGCAAATATGAAGAATTATATAGTTATCTCGAAACGGCAACAAAGCCGGAAGGAGGCAGACATGGCGAATCCCTTGTTTGAGGCCCTGAATGGTAATAGAATGGCCGGAATGCTGGAACAGTTCCAGCAATTCCGAAAAGAGATGGAGGGCAGAAATCCGAATGAAGAGATTAACAGGCTGTTGCAGTCTGGCAAAATAAACCAGCAACAGTTAAATCAAGCCCAGCAGATGGCGCAGCAGATGCAGGGTATGTTTAAAGGCTTTTTTAAATAGTACACAACCGGGTGCACACGGTTTTGTAAATACATTATCGAAGGAGATAATTACTATGACAGACGGTTTAACCGCTTCTGATGTTGCCGTATTAACCGGCGGCACAGGAAAAAATGACGGCTTCGGCGGAGATTGGGGTGCATGGATTATCCTTTTCCTGATTTTCGGTATGTTTGGCTGGGGCGGCTTCGGCGGCTGGGGCGGAAATGGTGGAGGAGCAAATTCTCCGGCATTTCAGGGTTATGCAACTCGTGCCGATATCGACGCAGCGCTGTCCACGCAGGGAATCGAAAACGGGATCCAGAACCTTTCCGGCCAGCTTTGCAACGGCCTTGCTGGCGTAAACGCCAACCTGTCAAATCTGGGTTATCAGATGCAGCAATGCTGCTGCGATACCCGTGAGGCTATTGCTGGCGTAAACTACAACATGGCAGCCCAGACAAACATCCTACAGAATACCGTAAACAACGGATTCCGCGATGTAATTGACGCGCAGAACGCCGGAACACAGCGCATCATCGACCTGTTTACACAGGACAAGATACAGTCTTTGCAGACCGAGTTACAGTCCGCACAGCTCCAGCTGTCTAACAACGCACAGACAAACAGCATCTTAAATGCTTTGCGACCTACACCCGTTCCGTCTTATCCGGTAATGTCCCCGTACACGTCCATCGTAAACCCGACAGGCTTTAGCTTTGGCACCGGATGTGGCTACGGAGGCAACACGGGATGCGGATGTTAAAACTTCAGACGGAGTATCTTCGTGGCATTTTGCCATGATGTTCGGCTGATGCCGTTATTCACAAAAAGGGGCAGGCTGAGAACGTCTGCCCCTTTTGAAATGAAGGGAGAATAAAATGATTGAGTTAGTAAACACAACGCCGGTCACGGTCCCCGTAGGGCAGTCTATCCCGTTTTCGGCAGTGGCAACAAAGGGCGGATGCGCAGAAAGACACAGGGCTGGAAGCGCGCAGATAACGCTTGTAAAGCCCGGTAGATATCTGATTACATTT